GCTTACATCAGCCCTCTTCCATCTTACGTCTTCCATCTCACTCACTCACCCTCCCTTCGGTAATATCAAATCCGTGGAGGGCATCTTCGAGCGCGTGAACGATGTCTATCTTGTGGGTCGGCACGGGGCCGCCCTTCACGATGCGGCGCAGGTCGCTGTTGCCCATCTCCACGGCACAGTTGCCGAAGCACCAGGGTATCATCGGGTTGGCCGAGAACTCTATCCATGGGTCGGGGCGCAGGATCATCTCTTCGAGGTGGCCGATGATGGGGTTCTGACTCATGGCGGTCTGCGAGATGGGCACCACCATGCGCTGTATCATGTCGGCAATATCCTTGGCCGAGAGGTCGGTGCGCTGCTTCTGGAAGAGGGTCTGAAGCCATGCCTTCAGTTGGTTGATGGGCTGGACGCTCTGCGCTGGGTCGTAGTTGAACATGACGATGTTCACGCCCTGCTCGGTCAGTTCGCCCAGACGGTTCACGCTGTAGATGCTGTCGAACACCTCGCCGGGGCACACCTTCAGCCAGCCTTGCGCCACCCATTCCTCATAGAGCGGACGGTTCGGGCTCTCCATCATGGTCTTCTCCAGCACCCACGCATCACAGTCGAAGAAGAAGCGTCCGCGCATGGTGTTCGATGGCAGGTAATCGACTGCCAGATAGCCGTGGGCGTAGAGGTCGTCGCCGTGCGAGAAGTCCATCCCGCAGAACACCTTCCACCGCTCGCGCCCTTGGTCGATGTACTTGCAATCCTCAATCCGTTTCGCCACCTGTAGCGGTCGGATGCGGTCGCCGGTGATCCACTTCGTCACCTTGCCCGTCTGCCACATGTTAAAGTCCTTCGTCAGCACCTCCTGCTTGGTGTCCTCGGTGCCCGTGGCGGCTTCATGCAGTCGCTCGCGGTAGTAGGTGGGCTGGACGGTGGTGCCTATCGAGCGGTTCACCTTCTTGAACAGTTCGGGGTCGTCGAGCTTCGTCAGGTCGTCGGTCAGCTCCCATTTGTCGAGCTGAAGCAGGAAGGCGCACCAGTAGTCGTCGGGCGTGCGGTGGGGCTGTCCCAGCGGGTACTGCATCTCGCTCATCAGCGATGCCTCCACCTGCTCCAACTTGGTCTTGTAGGGGCCGTTCTGAATGCGGCCTGCGGTGGTGGTGTGCAGCAGCAGCTTTTCACGTCGCGGACCCGTTGAGCCGAAACACGTATCGACTGCCGCCTGCATGTCACTTCGGCCATTGACGTAGCCCGCCTGTCCGTGCTCGTCGGCATGAACGACCGAGGCGTAGAGTCCGTCCTTCGAGGTCTTGCCCGCTGCCATGCACTTGATTTCGCCTTTCATCGGTTGGCCTGGCTGCCAGTTCAGTCCGTTGCGGGTCATGCGGAAGTAACGGCCCCCCATGCGGTTCGAGCACGTGGGATCGACTTGCATGGCAAACTCGCGGATGGCTTTGTAGGCGATTTCGCTCTGAGATGCAGAGTTCGTGCAGATAAGGCATTGACCGTTCACGTCGCCCAGGAAACACACCTCGGTGAAGTCCACCGCGCCGCCCAGCTCGGTCTTGCCGCTCTTTCGGGTCAGGAACCAGTGCGCCTCCTGCGTCAGCCGTCGCGTGTCCCACACCATGCCGTCGCGCACCCATTCGGTAGGCAGCAGCATGTCGCCCTCGTGGTATTCGCGTTCCATCGACACGTCCACCTTGAAGGCGTAAATCTCGAATATCAGCCACACCTGGAACGGCATCAGCCGCACGTGCTGCGAGCCTCGCGGAGTGGAGAACCGCAGACCGCCCTTCACGTGTCGCCCGCCTTGCCATTGTCCCTCGATGGCGCGGAGCGACCGCTTCACGCGCTGGGGGTCGAGGTCGTAGGAGTCCATCAGTCGCATTTCCTTGCGGATGCCGAGCAGCTCCATGAGGTTGGCGTGGCTGGCATTGCCGGAGATGGCGTCGTCGATATACGTCAGCAGTCGCGTGTCGATGCTGTTCAGTCGGTTCACGTAGTCGGGCAGTGCCTCGGTGATGTCCCGCAGGCACTGCGCCTTGGTTTGTTTAAGTTCGTCGAAGTCGGTCATAATGTTAAATGAAGAGTGAAAGTTTAGAGGTCAGAACGGAGCCTTGTCATCGTTGCCCTCATACCATCCGAAGTGCCAATGCCAACGAAGCCACGATACGACGATGCGCACCGAATAGTTGACGGTTTTGTTACCGCTGAACCCTATGGCCACCGACGGCCATAGAGTCCAGTTGATGTCGTGAGTTACATACATGACTTACAAATCGTTTGGTGGTCGTAGTCCATACCTTTTTCAATGAAACTGTCTTCGAGTACGTCCGACAGACTCCACGTCCATTGAGCGATGTCGAGCACCTTCAGCGCGTTCTTGCGATTGCGGAAGTCGTCGTTGATGCGTTGGAACGTGTCAATCTTGCAACTCCTGTACTCGCTATATTGTGAGTACCACGGATTCTTCTTGCAATAGTCGGCATCCTTGCGAATGCTCTTGATTTCCTTCAAAGACTTTCGCTCTGCATCGGTCAGCTGCTTGCGCTTGTTGTCGATGAGCGATTGAACGTCAACGGCAAACACGACGAAAACACTAATGGCATTCTCCGTGTTGTTGTAGCGTTCAAGTTTGAAGATGTCGTCCTTGGTTTTGAAACCGACAGCGACGGCCTTGACCGTGCCGCCCAGTTCCTCACTCTCGTACTCGTTGCCGATGCACTCTTTCCATGCTCTCTCGGCCTTCATGAATGCCAGCCGTCTCAGATGTTCCTTCACGGCTAACTGACTGTTGGCTGCTTGCTCAATGGCAGTCGCCAACGCTCTCTGGTAAATTCCTTCTTCTTTCATAGTTCCTTTAATTTTCTTCGTTGATAAAAAAGCGGAGAGGCACCCCGATAGATGATGCCTCTCCTTCTGGTGCGCCAGCAGGCAAAGGACAAAGCCTTGCAAGTGACGACTTGGGATGCGTCCATCCCCGCGTTTCGTTTAGCTCGCCTTCATCAGACGCTTGCGACGAAGGATGTTGTGGTGTCGCTTACCTGAACGTGCAAGATACTCGCCGTAATCGTTCACGGGCATTGTCATCTTACCAGTCACTCTCATTCCTTCCTGCCACTTGATGTACTTTACATCTGGCTGCTTCATTACATTTGCCATAGTTCCTTTTAATTTTGAATATTGAAAATAAATAAGCCCGATTTTCGGGTGTTTTTTGCTTAATGTGTAAATAAATGGAGAAATAAGCAGGTTTCAGTCTGCTTAATTCTCCAATTGTCGGAGGCCCCACGGCTTGCACGGGAACTTCGGGTGCGCTGCCCGACGTGATGTTTAGCGGAGCTTACCCGCCTGTTTCACTAAGCCTCTAAGTTCTTACTCCACTCCCTCAGCATGGAGGTGTAGGGGGATATATTGCCCTTTGGCTTACGCCGCAATCCCGTTTGGCGGGATAGCTCAAACGTCGAACGTGAGCGTGCCGTTGGGGATGGGTACGGCATAGAAGGAATGAGTTCCTATCGAGGAATTCTCCTTGGCATAATACTTAACTTTTGCCATTTCTTATCCGTTTTAAAGGGGTTTAACTTTACGATGGCTGATGTCTGAGGGATGATGTCAGAGGTCGATGCCGATGTCACACAGACGAAAGGCATGTTGCAATTCGTGGACGTGCTCAATCTGCTTGCCGAAGTTGATGGTCTCGCAGTCGGCATAATTATCGATGCTGACATACATACCACGGAACGGGGTCTTGTATGCCTTGATGCGGTAGAGCAGTCCTTCGCTTTCTTCCTCGTATTTCTCCAACATCCAATGGTAAGGATTGGCGCACCCTGGCTGCGGTACTCGCTTGAATCCGTGGAGCTCCAATAGTTCAGGATTCAGCGGAATTGGTTGCACCTCATCCAGCCGTATGTAGTGCATTCGATGTTCTTGCGGCTCTGCATGATAGCCAATCTTACGCTTCGTGACTTGCTCCACTCGGAAGTCAAAGGCGTTGAACTGACCCTTGTAATAAAGTCTGTCGCCAATTTGAATTTCTGTCGCTTTCATAGTTCGTTTGATAATTCATGAATATTGCCTGTTATCGTAGTCTTGCGGTCTGAAAAGTCATCGAAGAAAAGCCTTGGATTCATCTCACACCCGTATTTCTCGTAACTGACTACCCACTGACCGCGAATAAAACATACTGTTCCTGCGTAGTCACTGGCATAGACAGAAGTCCAATCGCTGACCAGCACAGTGTCGCCCTCGTAGATTTCCTTGCCGCTCTTGTCGTGCATTCCAGTGTACTGCCCGATGGTTCTTTCGTCAATGTCAGTTTCAAGTCCCGTATCAGGGTCGTGGATAGTCCACTTCTCGGTGTGCGGGTTGCGGTTGTAGTGGCGAAGGTCTCCATACACCCACCGCTCTCCCTTGCACATGCTGAGTGCTCTGAATTTAATCTGTCTCATAATTTGTGTCAATTCGTTCAATTTGTGGTCAAAAACAAGAGAGCCGACACCCGTCAGCCCTCTTACATCTTACATCTTACATCTTACATCCCGAAGGTCATCCCTCCAGCTCCCCGCCAGTCGTACCGCCGCCCTGGTTGCCACCTTGGCCAGCGCC